CAAGAGAGGCAGGGGAAGAATAAACTATTCTATTTTGATGTTTCATACACGGTGGGCCGCAAAAAGAAACTTCTAGATAAAGATGGTAAGCACGCCAAAGACTCCAAAGGAAACAAACTTTTCCAAGAAGCCAAAAAAGCAAAAGAAATTCTTTTACTTAACACAAAAAACACTTGACAAACATTGAATGATATGTTAAATTATATTATAGGAGAGAGAAGTTGAAAGCCAATTTAGGAACATATATGAAAAAAGATGGGAGTCTTCGAACTATGAGATTCGTGAGAGTTTCAGATCTGCCCGAAGATTTTCTTTCTTCTCAACTCAAAGGAACTGGAAAACCGCGCCAGCTTGTGGAAGGTTCCCAGCTCGTATGGGATTTAGATAAGCAAGCTTTTCGCATCTTCAACCAAAAAACGATTGTGGGCGAAGTACAAGAGTTCATCATCAAAGATATCGATGAATGCGGACTTATCAAAGATTTTGAATAAAAAACAAAATAATGCTTGACAAGCATTTAAATCTATGTTATATTATTATACAGAAAGGCGAGAGATTTGTTGCCTTTACTATAGCCGATGGCACAATTTAAAACAACACAAGGAGAATTGAAAAATGGCACTAGACATTAACAAAATCAAAGCACGACTGGATGCAGTCAAAAACAAAAACAAGGCAGGTGGCTTTTGGAAGCCCCAAGACGGACAGCAGGTAATCCGTATTGTACCGACTGCCGATGGAGATCCCTTCAAGGATTATTTCTTCCATTATAATCTTGGCGGTGAAAACCGTTCTGGTATTCTTTGCCCCAAGAAGAACTTCGGAGATGATTGCCCTATCTGCGATTTCAAGGATCAACTCTGGAAAGAATACAATGATTCACAAGACACCGATACTCTAAAGTTGGCGAAGGACATGTCCCCGCGACAGCGTTTCTTCTCACCAGTTCTCGTCCGAGGCGAAGAAGCCGAAGGTGTTCGAGTTTGGGGTTATGGCAAGGAAGCATACACCGCTCTCTTAAACTTGGTTCTCAATCCCGAATATGGTGATATCACCGATTGTGAGGACGGTACCGATCTAACTCTAGGCTATGGAAAGCCGCCCGGAGCACAGTTCCCAAAGACCACTCTAACACCTCGACGACGCACATCGCCCCTTTGCGACGATGCTGTAGGTGGAGAGGAAGAATGTGCTCGTCTTCTTAAGACCGTTCCTGATATGGAAAATCTTTTCACTCGCAAACCTCAAGAGGAAGTTGAGAACATTTTTAACGAGTTTATGAATACTCTTGGCGATGATGTGGAGATCAACGAACCTACAATCTCACCGGCAACTACTACTACCAGCGTAGACGCAGCGTTCCAAGATTTGTTAGGAAACTAATTTTAATCCGCAGGGAGGCACGGGATTACAGGTGCCTTATTTTACTAACGTAAAATTAACAAAGGAGATAACCATGGCCGAAGGTCTGGTAGGACTCGTTGCCGTGGGCGTATTAGCGCACATTCTAACGAAAGAATAATCTTCAGTGACCGCAGGGAGGCATGGGTTACAGATGTCTCATTTTTTTAACAACACAAAGGAAATATAAATATGTTAAAAGCAACAAAAGGTAATCAAGTAACGGTTCATTATCGCGGCCATCTGGCAGATGGAACGGAATTTGATAATTCCTATAATCGGGAAACCCCCATTGAATTTCAGGTGGGCTCCGGCCAGATGCTGGGAGGCTTTGATAGTGCCGTGGTGGGCATGTCAGTCGGAGACAAAAAGAGTATTACTTTGCTTCCGAATGAGGCATATGGAGAAATCAATCCAGATGCCAAAACTGTTATTCCACGCGCTGCCTTTCCGGAAACTATTGAACTAACCGAAGGATTGCCTGTTCCGCTAGCTACGCCAGATGGACAGCAAGTACTTGGCTCTATTCGTACTCTCAATGAGGAAACAGTTACAGTGGACCTCAACCATCCTTTGGCTGGGCAAGAGCTTCAGTTTGATATTGAGTTGGTATCTATTGGCGATGAAAATCCCGATGAAACCGAAACAACTACCGAACCCTAAGAGAGAAGAAAATGAGCCAGGAACTTTACGGCACCGAGAAAGAGAAAGAAAAGATGCGGAAAGCTGTGGGGACCAACATCCCTCCGCTTAACCCACAACTTGGAACTCTGATGGTGCCTGTTGATATTGAATCTGATTTAAACCGACGTACTGAGGCGCGCCAATGTACGAAATTGTTAACTTCGTTGGGGGGATTCCAGCCACGTCGTTGGAACGCTCCATCGGTGGCTCGCATTCTCAATGAAGGGGGTAAGTTGGTAGTGTGGGACGGTGATCATTCACGCGCTCTATTTATGGCCGCTTACCCTGAAGCAACTCACATGCCAGCCCGGGTAGAAGATTTTGCTGATCGAAAAGAAATTTCTCTATATTTTGATCATGCGGGGAGCAGCAAGGGGTCTAAAAATTTAAAGAAGGATGAAACCCTAATTCATCTCGTTCGCGCAGAGAATGTGTTGGCCTTAGAAACACATCGACAGCTAGAGGAATGTGGATTGTGTGTTTCCTTGGGAACCGGAGAGCCGGATTCAATCGTAGGCTCTCAGCAACTCGGTGCCCATCAAACACCATCCGACGCTTTTAGAAAAACTATTGCGAACTGCGGCCTGCCATCGACTCGTCGAGCATCATCTCTTTTACGCAAAATGTATCCTGAAGATAAGAACATCCAGGCAGAGTTACTCCACGGTATGGCGATTGTTTTTAGTAAAGGCGAGATCACTGGTTATAGCGCCCGTGAGGCTGATTTCACTAATACTATGATTCGTATGGCCGGTAAAAAACAGGCAGCTTTCGCACGAACTACAAAAGGTATGGGCGGCAATATAACTAATAAACAAGCTTTATGTACAGCACGCGGGATTGAACAGACATATCACAATCATGCCTCATTAGAAAACAGCACTGTCTGTAAAAGTTTAAAGCCACTTCGCGAATATTTAGCTCGCCAGTTGGATGATTAAAGAGGAATGAGAATGAGCAAAAAACAAAATACTGGTAAATTATCTATTGCTGATATGCGGAAGATGGTCAATAAGAAGGCTGGTATGACAGTGGCTCATAATTTACAGGAAGAAAACCCCACTGAAGTAACTCAATGGATTCCAACTGGCTCCCGCTGGTTGGATTCGATTATCTGTCGTGGCAAGCTCGCTGGTATTCCCGTTGGAAAAGTGACGGAGATAGCGGGGTTAGAATCTACTGGTAAATCATATATGGCGGCACAGGTAGCTGCTAATGCTCAAAAGATGGGTATTGATGTAGTCTATTTTGATTCGGAATCCGCCCTAGATCCAGCCTTCTTGGAGCGCGCCGGATGTGACGTAAATTCTATTCTTTACATTCAACCAACGTCGGTTGAATTTGTGCTGGAAACAATCGAAACGTTATTGGCTAGTGTTCCAAGCCAGATTCTTTTTATCTGGGATTCACTGGCCCAAACACCCGCCATTTCTGATGTGGAAGGAGATTTTAATCCCCAGTCATCGATGGCGGTGAAGGCCAGGATTTTGGCCAAGGGAATGGCGAAGCTTACCCTATCTATTGCTCAACACAAAAGCACTTTTTTAGTTTTGAATCAACTTAAAACTAATATTACCCGATTCGCTGCCGAGGCTATGACTACTCCATATGTAACTCCTGGCGGTAAGGCGATGAATTATACTTATTCTTTGCGTATCTGGCTCACGGGCCGTAAAGCCAAGGCGAGTTTTGTATTGGATGATAATGGATTCCGGATTGGATCCGAAGTTAAAGTTAAGTTAGAGAAATCGCGGTTCGGGACACAGGGCCGCAGATGTAACTTTAGAATTTTATGGGGCAGCGATGCCGTAGCTATCCAAGATGACGAATCTTTGTTTGACGCTATAAAGGGTTCTAAAAATATCAAACAAGCAGGCGCCTGGTATACGATGATTTTTGAAGACGGATCGGGAGAAAAATTCCAAGCCTCCAAGTGGTTGGAAAAAATGCAAGAAGAGAAATTTAGGGACAGAGTCTTTCAGATTATGGATGAAGAGGTTATCATGAAATTTGATAAACGAGAAGGAAAAGCAGAGGATTTTTATGAAAGTGATGAATAATATTACAACCCGATCGTCTAAAAGAGACGTGACACATGTTTAAAGCTATTTTTATTTTTTGTTGTCTTATGCTGTGTGATACGGCGAGCGCCTTTGTTCAATGTGATATGCGAGTTCGCTACCGCCCTGCTCACTTTGATACTCACGGAAGATATTTTCCCGCCAAACATGTAATGTCTGAATGTTGTACCGAGCATCATGACGAATTCCCTTATGGAGTCAAGGGCCCAAATGCCTTTAAGTGTTATGTGCCTTACGGTTCGCCAGGGAATCCGCGCCCACCATCTGTAAAAGTTAAGGTACGGGTAGATACCTCGCAACGTCAGCGCCCCATAGTCACGCATGGACCGTGTCACCATAGATATTTTCGTAGCCATCGTCGTCACCACCGATATCACTGGCGATATCGACAGTAAATTTACATTTTAAAGATTGCACTTTAGCCCCTTTTATGTTATATTAGTAATATAGAAAGGGCTTTAGTATCTTATGGAGTTAAAATGAAACGCTTAATGATTATAGATGCGCTTAATGCGTATTTTCGTGCTTATATTGTAGATCCCAGCTTATCCCCCACGGGCAATCCCATAGGTGGTTATAAGGGATTCATCAAAATTTTACAGAAACTGTGTCGGGATATGAAACCTGATGCTATTATTATTGCTTGGGATGGTGCCGGAGGATCGCAGCGCCGGAAGCTAACGAACAAAAACTATAAAGAAGGGCGTAAACCCATTCGCTTAAATAGGAATGTTAGAAACCTAACCGAAGATGAGGAGATGGCCAACAAGGTTTGGCAGCAACTGCGCCTGATGGAGCTTTTGAATGAAATGCCAATTATTCAGCTGATGATTGACGGCGTGGAAGCTGATGATATTATTGCACACGTCTCACAGTCGACGCTGTATAGAGGCTGGCAAAAGTTAATCGTTTCAAGCGATAAAGATTTTTTTCAGCTTTGTGACGAAGAGACGATTTTATATCGACCCATTCAAAAGAAGTTTCTCAATGTGAACACTATCGTCAGCGAGTTTGGCATCCATCCTACTAATTTTGCCATGGCAAGAGCCGTGGTGGGAGATAAGTCGGACAATCTAGATGGGGTAGCGGGCGTGGGACTGAAAACAATTTCAAAAAGATTCCCTTTCTTTAAAGAAAAAAAGGATGTAACGATTCCACAGCTAATAGAAAGTTGTCAAAATGATAATACGGGACTCAAGGTTTTTGAAAATATTATAGAATCCCAAGAAATTATACAAGACAACTATAAAATTATGCAATTGTACTCCCCCTCCATTTCGATTGTGGGGAAAACTTATATTAATGAAACGATTAAAAATTTTGAACCTCAATTTAATAAAATGGAATCTATCAAACGCATGATAGAGGACGGCTTCGGAGATTGGAATACCTCAGATTTATTCAGCACATTTAAGAGAATTATAATTTCAGCTTGACGCTGATAATAAGCCATGTTATATTAACATTATTGGAGAGCTAGTGTCTCAAAAAGAAGATTTTAGCCGTTATGGAAAAGATTTCCAAGAGAGTTTGTGTCATCTGATTTTACTTGATCGCCCGTTCGCGGATCAAATTTCAGAAGTCCTTAATATTAACTTTTTAGAGCTAAGATATCTTCAAGTATTTGTGGAACTTATTCTAAAGTATCGAGAAAAGTTTTCAGTTCACCCCTCAGAAAAGGTGATGAAATCCATTCTACGGACTGAACTGGAAGAATACAATGAGGCAGTGCAAAAGCAAATAAGAGATTTCTTTGCTCGCATCCATAAGGCGGATATAGAGAATCGAGATTATGTTACGACAACGACATTGGACTTTTGTCGCAAACAAAAATTAAAAGAAGCAATGCTCAAGTCAGTGAAGCTTCTTCAAGACTCTTCGTTTGATGAAATAGCGGGAGTTATTAATGAAGCTCTTAAGCTCGGCGCCGATTCCGATTTCGGCCACGATTATCTAAAAGATTTTGAGCAACGTTTCATTCTTAAGGTGCGAGATCCGATATCGACCGGATGGCAATATCTAGATGAAATCTCCATGCAGGGTCTTGGGAAAGGAGAATTGGGGGTTGTTATAGCGCCAACTGGTGCGGGCAAAAGTATGGCGCTCGTGCATCTTGGCACGCAAGCACTTTTGGCTGGGAAAACTGTTGTTTATTATACGCTCGAATTGGCTGATACTGTAGTTGGTTCTAGGTTTGATAGTTGTATCACCGGGATCCCACTCAATGACTTAAGCACTTTTAAGGAAGAAATCTACGAAACAGTAGAATCTTTGGGTGGGAAATTAATTATTAAAGAATATCCCACCAAAACAGCCAGCGTTAGAACTATTAAAAACCATGTTGAAAAATTAAAAAATCGACAATTAAAGCCAGATATGATCATCGTAGATTACGGAGATTTATTACGGCCCGAATCAACATTAAGAGAGAAAAGGCACGAGCTAGAGACTATTTATGAACAGCTTCGAGCATTAGCGCAGACACAAAAATGTTGTGTTTGGACAGCATCTCAAACTAATCGTTCTGGATTAAATGCGGAAGTCATTACAATGGAATCAATT